CTTTACCAGCCAAGTGTGTGATAATTGGAGATAATTCAGTAGGCTTTGATAACAATGCGTTTGCTAGACTGTTCATGTCAGTCATTTGAGAGTCATTATAAAACGTTTTTTGAACGCTTATATTTGCTCCGGTTTGTTGTAATGCCATATTCTAATTATTTTTAAAAGTTAATAGGTTAAAATAAACTAAGATCTAGACTGTCAATGTCTACAGCTGTAGATGGAGCTCTAGATGCCTTCTTTGCACTTTTTAACGATTCTTTATGCCCTTTAATTTTGTCCTTTAAAGCACGAGTGCTTTTAGTCCTGGCTTTCTTATTTATTATTTTATCAAGGTTAAACCCTTTAAACATTAAATAATCAATCGCTAGCTTCACATCCATATCTGATCCATTGTGATCTACATCACGTTGTGTGTAACCTTCCTTGGTTACAGGTTTTGAGAGATAGTTAAAAAATTTGTTTTTCTCTCTTTCAGGAATTGATATGCCTTTAAATTCTTTTGACTTATCAATTGTGTCATAAACACTGTCCCAAAATTTTTGCTGCTCTGCAACATAATTTTGTTGTTGCTTTTTTTGATCCTCAAGCATTTGTTCTTTATGTTGAGCTTGTGCTTGAGCTAAAGCTTTTAGAGCAGAATCTGCTTTATTCTGAAGTTTGCCACTATCTTCATAATCTTCTAAAAGTTCATCAATAAATTCTTTATCGTGACCTTTTAATCTAAAGTATTCAGAAAGTACAGATTTTTGAGACATAGTATCAGTCTCTTTAATCTCTATTTTTGAATAATCTTGTCTTGGGTCATTAGTTACCATAAATTGTTGGCTGTCGCCCCCATTCATAACATATTCTAAATGTTTCCCAACTAATGGATATTGTTCAAATAGTTTATCTAATGTTTCATCAGCTATTTGAGTTCCAACATCTTTTGTTAAAGCTACTAATCCTTCAGTAGTATCTTCATATGCATCATCTACTTCGTAGCCTAATGTAGAAAGAACTTGACTAACTATTGAATCATCTTCCTTCTCTGAAGTTTCTTCTGCATCTTCCTCAATTGATTTAGAAGTTTCCTTCTTTGCTTTGCTTTTCTGAACAGGTGCTTCAATGCTTTCTTCTTCTTCCTTTTCTTTTGCGTCAGCATCAAGATCATTTTCAGCAACTTCCTCTTCAACTTTTGCATCAGTTTCTTCAGTTTCATTGGTTTCTAATTCTAATTCTTCTACTTCTGTGGAATCTTGAATTCCACCGTCGATAAGATCCTCAAAGGATATGTCATCGACATTTATTTTTTTGTCGTCTGTACTCATTGGTTATAATTTTTTACAAATATAATTATTATTTTTTAGTTATTTTTTATAAAAGTTTATTTACAGTGTCCCTTTAATATATAACACTTATTTTAAAATTTCTTTCATTTTTTCTATATCCGGAACTACAACTACAGTTCCATCTTTTTCATGTTCTGTTTCTTTAACTCCTCCATCTTTATAATAGTTAGATGTATAGTTTTTAATATAAGAAGAACTATTAGCTGTGCTATCATATGGTATTTCTGTATACTCAGAAAGTCTATATCCTCCAGTATTATATTCTAATGGTTCTTGTACAACATCTTTAACCGCATCTCCCATTGGCATATCTTCTGGTGCCGCTGTTTTATAACTCTGAACAAGTTTTTGAGATTCAGGTTGAAAATTTTTTGGTGATTCAGAACGCGGAGATAGTAATGATGGTGGATTAACTGTTGAAGTTGGTTCAGCTGGTACAGGCATCATTAGCTCTGGATCATTTCCTTCTGGGTCGTTCTCCATAAATAATTGTGTAAAGCTACCCTTATAGTTATTTCTATAAGCTTCTTTCATTAATTCTAACTTTTGCTCGTTATCTAACATTAAGAAGTTGGTTTAGGTTTATTAACATTTTTTTCTTTAATACGTAAATCTTCACGTTTTAATTCTCTATCCTGCGCTTTTTCATTTCGTTCTAATCCTTTTTCAGCTGCTTTTTGTCTTTGGTCTTCTCGAATTAATTGTTCTTTTGCTTGATTAGATCTCACTTTTTCAGCATACTCTTTTTCTTTTAAAGATGCTTGATTAGCTTTTGCAGTAGAATCAGTCATTGATTTTTGCATATTTAATTGATCCCCAGCCAATTTAGCTTCTGCTGCTATTCTAGCAACTTCAATTTTAACTTGTCTATCCTTCTCTTTATTCATGTTTTCATTCTCAAGTTCTTGAGCTTTTAACTGTAATTCTTGTTGTTTAGCTTGTTGCTCTGCTTCAGACTGTGCTTGTTGTAATTGCTGTTGTTGATTTTCTGCTTGTTTAATTTTTTCTTTAATTTGACTAAAGTTATCTGCATCAACCATTTCAGCAATTGTAGAAGCTGGTACTCCGTTTTGTACCATTGATTGTGATAATTGTTTAAGTATATCTAATTTATCTTGATCTTTACCAGAATCAGAAACAAATATTCCATATTCAGATTCCATGTGATCCATAGAATCTAAATCTAAAAATTCTGTAGTACCATCAGACATTACATACATTCCTTTCTTACCTGCAATCCATGCTTCTTTAGAATAATCTAGCATAGCTTGCAAATCTCTTTGTTCTAACCTAGAAAATTTTCTAAATATATCTTCTGTAATATGTGATGATTGTACAATAGCTTGCTGAGATGTTGCTTTACCTTCATATGCCCCAACCATACCTTGTCTTTGTCTATTTACTCCAGAAACTTTTTCCCATTCTATCATAATAGATTCTAACAAAGTTATATATTGCTCTATAGTTTTTATAGACATATCTAATACAGATTGATGTTGCGGAGATAATTGAATACCTTCTTTATTGTAATCTACCCACGCAATACCTGTACCTTCTACATAGTACATAAATTTATCTAAGTCCCATTTCTTTGGGATCATATTAATATCAAACTGAGCTACAATATCTTTTGATTTTGCAATTGATAACTCAAGACGATATTTGTAGATATTGTAATTTAATTGATACGGAATACCTAAAGAAACTAGAGATATGTTTCTAGAGTTGAGATCTGAATATTTTCTTCCATTAATTGGGAGCTTACATTTAGATGGATTGTCCATAGAAGTTCTTTGATTTTCTAATGGCTCCATTTTTATATACATATTCCCATCTATTCTAGTACCTTCCCATACTTCATTTATCCATTCCCATTGTAAATCTGCTCCTGCTTCTTTAAATTCTTTTGGTAATTTAAATCCTTCTTTTACTTCTACCTCTTCTGTAGATCCTGTATCAGGATCTTCATATACTAAAAATCCAATCTTCTTTCTACTTTTCCAATATACATTTACAACTTCAATTAATCTCTCTCTATACATTTCTCTATCATCTGCTCTTGAACTAACCGTTAGATAAGAATCCATTGATGCATTTTCAGGTTCTTCTAATCTTAATATCTGCGACTCATCTAAGTAATCTCTATAATGATCAACTATTGTTGATGCATGTACATATTTTCTTACAAGTGCCCAATCACCATCTTCTACAAAATCAATATCAGGATCCATATCATAATCTACATCTAAAGGATTAAGAATATCATAATGTGGTTCACCACCTTTTACTCCTCTCCATGTGTAGACTTCTCCAGATACTAAAAAGTGAAACCAAGCTTTTTGAAATTTATCATACAATTCTTGACTTTGCATAATATAATTTATAGCTTGTTGCCCTTTGATAGCTCTATTATCTGTATAAGTGTTTTCAAACATTTGAGCTATATGTTCAGGTAGTTCTACCTCTTCAGATTCTATACCTGTATCTTCACCTACAGCATTTAATTGATTGACAAATTGTTGTTGGTAATTTTTTAAGAGTAATTCCATTTTTGCTTGCTCTTTTATAGAGATAGCATCAGAATTTTGTACGGTAACGGTGTAATTAAGTGGGCGTTTAGATTTTTCACCCAATAACAGATCGATTATAGGCTTAATAATAGGATAGTTACGCATTTTAGAGGGGAAATTGTCCCTAGTTTTACCATAGGGCTTTAATACGTATCTGTAATCTGCGTCATCAATTACACCGTTATAATAATCATACAATGTTTTTAACCAGTCACGCCTTTCACTGTAACCAGCTGTAGAAAGGTCGATATATGCCTCTACGCATGCTTCTCGCCATTTCTTGTCTTTCTTTTTTAAAGATAACTTTTGTTGTGGAATTTTATTTGATCCTAAATACATACACTATACTATTAACCTAAGGACAAAAATAACAATAATTTTTTAAATTTGCTGTTTGTAACATATTTTTAACTTATACATCTATAATATAGCACTAGTTATAGTTATTATTAAACCATTCATCTGCAGATCTGTCTTCTAATATGTCTTTTACTTCAGAATTATACATTTCTCTTGTATGGTACATACCAACCATTAATGCCATAGATCTATCAAAGTTTCCCATATGATTAAACTTAATTAACTCTTGTAATAATGCTAAATCATATATCTTATGCATATTTAAAATTTGCTTACCTCCCTCTTCTACATGTCTTACAGTATTTAACCAATCTCTTATGTAAATTTCACCTTGTCTTTTTCTAGCTTCTGTCATATGCATACCATATTGACGTTTAACTTTCTTAGATCTTAGGTCTTTTTTATCTAACATTTCAAATTCTTCTTGCAGTCTGTGCAGCTTTCTATGCCTACGCGCGTATGCAATTACTTCACCACGATCATTCTCAAATCCTATTTTAGCATTATAATAATCTGCTAACATAAATAAATTTTTATTAAACTCATCTTGAGAATGTGGACGTGCTACATAACTAGCTACTATTAAATCGTCTGGTTGTGATAGATTATTTACCCTTTTAATAACATAAGCTGCTCCTAATGATGAAGAATCTGCTGATTGAGATTGAGCATAAGGGTCATGACACACTAAATATAAATTATGCGGTACTTGTTGATGTTCATTTTTATATGGGGATTCATATATTACTATACAGCTTTCTAAATTATCTTCTTTTCTATGTGGAAATCTACTAATAGGTCTTGCATCCCCATCTAATTTAAATTTAATTGTGCCATCATGAGCATAGTACAAATGTCCATTGTTTCCAATAGAATGTAAATTATTTACTTTGACATTATTGTAGTGTTCTTGTAAAGATGCTATATCAAATAAATTAGAAGACACTTGAAGTGTGGCTTCTCTTGGATTCATAGGATGTTCAGCTATATATTGGTCATATGCTTTTGGATCATTTGTACCCTTTTTCTTAGTTCTATTTTTTTCCTCAAATTCTCGTGCTTCCTGCCTTAAACTATTACCATCTTCGTCTATAAATCCTTCTAAATTTTCTTCAATAGGTATAAAATATCCACATTGTGTACCTTTACCGCCATCATCCCATTCATTTTCAAACGATAAACAATCATATGAATCTGGGTTATAAAATAACTCTTCCATCCCTTCAAAATCTGCACCTTCTGTACCACCCGTACCAAATGCAACCATAGTTCCAAGAGTTTTTGCACCCTGACGCATTACAGGCATGGTAACTTCCCAAGCTTTTAACAAACCTGGGAAAGCACCAGCTTCTTCAAAGAATATAAGCTCACCAGCTTTACCCCTCACTTTATCAGGAGCGTCTTTCAGCGATACGCCCATTATTTGACTTTTCATTCCAAGCTCTACGTCCGCTCCGTTTACGTTTTTCTTATACCCAGACATTTTGATCATTTCTCTATCCCGTAATCTAGGTTGTGTCCATGCTGTATTATCATCTACAAATGAAAGTATCTCCCAAGCTTTTGATAGAAGTCCATCCCCAATTAGATATTCCTTTTGTCCTGCAAATACAAAATTTTTACTATTTCTTATATGAAAGTAGTTTCGAGCAAGCATTGCTGCTGCTTTGTATGAGTATCCTTTACGTCTAGCTTTTAATACAACTAAATGTTTATCATTTTTTCTTGCATAATCTATAGCATTAAAGTATTTCCAATCTCCATCATAAAATGCTGGAAATGTACGTTCACGTCTTGCTATAATTGTACCATCTGGAAGCTCTTCATCAACAGATCTATCAATAGGGCAATAATTTAAATAAAAATAATGATTACCTGTAATTGTTAATTCATCTACAGTATATCCGTATAAACATCTATGCTTTTCTTCATCCCAAAACTCATAATAATCCTTTGTTCCTGGTAAAGCACTTGTATAATACCCATTTTTAATAAAATTTAAAGCTGCTACTCTTACCCTATCTGTATTTTTAAGCATATTATTTTGATTTTAATTCAAACAACCTTGCACATTTTTCATACTCTTCTAATTGAGTAAAATGCTCTATGAGTAAATCTAAAGTTGCGTCATCTTTACCATCCTGTTCTAAAGGATTAAATGGTAAATAAAAATCATCTACGTTAGCATCTAAAATTTCGCTTACTGTTCCTTCTCCTGTTATTAGCATATAAGCATTTTCCATTGATTGGTTATACTTTGCTAAATCTTCTAAAAATTCCATTTTATCTTTATTTCCAGAGCTCAAATCCTAAATTAAAAATCATTACTCTGTGCTCATTTAAATCAAAATTTAAATACACCTCAAAGATAGTTAAAAATCCAAGTCTAATTGTAAATTCAAATATACTATTCTTTTTAAAGCTATTCCACGAGTTTATCCAATCTATTTTCATCACTGACTATATTTATTTGTTACTACGCCTCCTCTATTGGCATTATTTATTTGTTCTTCTTTTTTTACTTGCTCTTCTAATTTAGATAATCCTGATACAACATCACCCATCTTAGATAGATTTTGGACTAAGTCCTTTGCTGTGTAGATAGGTTTACCATTATCGTCAACTAAGGTTAGATCTATATCTCTAAAATATTTTTCTAATTTAGTTACAGATGCTTTAGCAGCTTTTAGTAATTTAACAGCTGAGGTTTCTGTTAATTCTTTATATTTATGACAAGCAGCTTCTATTTTAGAAGTTATTGTATATTTTTTCTTAAATACACTAGCTATTACTTCTTCTTGTCTTTTTTCTTCATCGTATACATAAAATGGAGATCTGTGATCGCACATATAATACACATATCCTAATTCTTGTGCAGATAATGCTTTAAACTCTGGTATAACTAATGTATACGCAGAAGGTATTACTTTATTATCACTTATTGTTAGTAGATCCATTTTTCTTTTGTATATGTTTTAATCTATGTTCATTTACATCAAATTTACCAAAGTATGGTAATCGAACTGATTCAAAATTCCCTTCTTTTATAGTTTTAGACACAAATTTAAACTGCGCATTTATAATATTAGTTACAGTCTTCAAAGGTAAGTTATATTTTGTTGCCAATTTTTGTATTATAACTTTTTTACTTTGCATTTTGTCTCAAATCTGATTTATTTCGTGTAGGCATCCATTTAATAGGTACTTTTAAACTTTCTTGTTTTCTTTTTACAAACATGGCAACTAAGCATGCTTTATTTGTAACTCTTAAAGCTCCTATTACATTATCTTGCATTACTTCAATATATCCATGTTCTTTTGGTTTATATCCATGTTCTCTATGATGCTCTTCTATTTTTTCTAAATCACAATAATCTATTTCAAAAAAATCGTCATTAGTAAGTAATATAATATCCTTTAATTCTTTAATGCTTTTTACATCAAATCTTTTTTTTGTCTCCTTTGTTATCTTTACTATCTTTGGTTTTTCGTAAAAATTGTTCTCTAGTTGATTTTGCTTCTTCTCCTGTGATTGAGGAGAATGGGTATCCTTCTCTTGGGAGGTCTTCTTCGTAGATTGCAAATTTTGCGTCGTCTCTAGCTTCGAGTTTGAGTCTTCCATCTTTAATCTCTTTTTTAATTTTTTTATTCCAAGATCTAATTTTATCTTTATATTCTTTACTAGCAATTAATTTTTGTTGGTATTCTTCTTCTTTTTTATCTGCTTCTACTAATTCTTTAGCTGTTTCTATTTTAACTAAATCTTCTGGTGATAAATACAAAGGTTCCCATCTTTGGGGTTCGTCTGGGCATGTTGTAGTTCTCCACTTAGCTTTATGCTCAAGTAAACATCCGCACTTACCACATCTCATAGTAGGTTCTATTAAATGTGGACATTTTTTACACGCTTCTAGTCTAGCAAGATATTGTTTATGCGTTACATTTGGTGCACCTTCTTTTACATACTTTGTTAAATCTTTAGCAAAGTTAGCTGCCATTTTAAATATGCTAGGCAATTTTGCTTTATTATCTTTTTTACTCATAGTGTATTTCTTCTAAATCTATTTGTAATAATTTACCATTCATATCTTGATGAATAACAATTATATAATTTTCATATTGATATTCTGATATAACACGTTTAATTAATGGTAACTTCAATGTAATTAATATTAGGATTTAATAATTTATTAACTCTATAAGATCCTTTACTAAATAATAAAGCACCTTTATCTTTTAGTTTTTTAATATAATTATTTAAATCATTAGGATCATCAAAATTTAACAACTTAGCTACTTCATCTTTATTCTTTTTACTACATAAATTTTTTCTTTTAGAAGTCATATTAACTTTTATAAATGCAGATACAACCTCTAACTCTTTATTAGTTAAGTTAAAAATTCCATTCCAAATTTGTAATCTTTTAAATATACTATTTGCTTTTATCGTTACCTTCATGTAATTCTATTTTTATATAATATTCTTCTTCACCAATATAAATATCCATATCCCATGTATTATTACTGTCTTGTGATGTCCACAAAGTTAAACTTTCGTTAAAATCTGATATTAAATACATAAACTCTGTAAAATCTTTAACAGTAAATTTAGTTACCATTATTCCACTACTTTTTCTTTTTCTAAATAAGTATAATATACTTGATCCGACATTTTTTTGCCATGGAAGTGTAAAACTGTACCATCTTTAGCTACAGCATACGTATCTTCTCCGTATAAGTCCTTAAAAAAATCCTGTTTCCAAGGTACCATTTCTGATAATAAAAAAATCTTTTTCATATCTTAAAATTTACCAAGTAGTTGATAATCCGCTACTAATATAAACTCTCCCTCATCTAAATGTAAGACACGTGCTTCTACAGTTGGATCTACCATTACAGTATCGCCAACTTTAGCAAACTTTACATCAGGTCCTATAGCTATTACGTCTAGTACGTTTGTAGTTATAGATCCTGCTGTTTTCTCATCTAAGATGATACCTGAATCTGTGATTGTTTTTGCGGGATTAGGTAATAATATCCACGCTCCGAAAGGTTTAAATTTTACTTTTTTTGCCATTTTATTATAAATTAGTTCTATGCAAATATATAATAAAATTTTTTACAACAACAATAAAAAAATAAGTTTTTTAATTTTTGGGTATAGGTTCCCCCTTGGAAATTTAGTTTAACTTTGAATTTCTACTTACCGTTTTTAGCCTCCGTGGGTACATTTCTGTCAGCCTATAGTATTATTCCCACCTAAGTTTTATATCAAAGCAATTTGCGGAATTATTGGGGACAACCGTAACTACAGGTAGTACGTAAACCCAACTTCTGACCCTATAACTACCTTCTGGCCCTCTAGGGTGATCTAAGATTCCAATGCAATATTACATAATTCCTACAACAAATGCAAGTATTATAATAAAAATGTATAAATAATTTGAAATTTCTATTTTCATGATCTTGCAATATACAAACCTAATGTTAAATAAATGTTAAGGTAAAAAAAATTTTAGGTAAAAAATTTTTTAGTGGAAGATTAGTGAGAGCGTGGGGGTATTCATAATTACACCCCACCAATTTATTGTGTTAACAAGTACCTCCGGTACATTTAAAAAATAAATTATGCCAAACAAAACTAAAGTTTCGAAAGGTGATGCATACATCACCAATGTTAAAGCTACAACAGGAGTTGTATCTTTAGCAGATAAAGTACAGGACATTACCTCCGGTAAAATCCTTAACTTTGATGTATTTCATACATCAGGTGAACAAGCTAACAAAGTTAGCTGGTTCAAAATAAAAGGTTGGAACCTTATGAACAAAGAACAAAGACAGCAAGCTGTCCTTGCCTTTGAAAAAGCAATAGGAACTAAAGTTCCAATAGCTTTTACTCACCCATCTTCTGACGAAGAGGGTACAAAATTCTATAACATAGAATTTCTTTAATAGCAAAGGGGACATTTGTCCCCTTTTTTTTAAACTTTAATTATATTGCGAGCGAGCACACTTGGCATTCATGTACACATTTTGTGTGTGAGCGAGCAATAACAACATTTAACTCATTATAATATATAACACTTAGATTAAATTGATATGAAAAAGACTATAACTAACATACCAAGAAATATAAAGAAGATAATACATTTTACACTATTAGTAATAGCTATGATGCTACTACTATTTGGTGGATTATATGTAGCAATAATTAATCTCATTAATCATCCGTTTGTGTTTGGACAAATTATCTGCAGTCAAATAGGTATTTGCTTTGGATATTATTGTTTTACGATGTTATTTAAAGGGATTGACTATTATAAATAGATATACTCTCATATTGTTACATAATATTAGGGCAAGTTAATAGGTTTTCTTGCCCTAATATATTAATAGGTAGTGGCTTACCACTAATATAATTATGACTGATAAAGAACTTAAAGAATGGGAAGAAGAAGCTAAAGAAGCTGATAAAGATATAAAAAAGATAATAATAGGCTTAATATTAATTGCGTTAGGTTTTATATTAGCTAAGATAGTACAAATAACAGAAGCTGCTGAATATAGCAGTTACTAATATTAACAGTTCTGAGCATAACTATAAACTGTCTTTGAGGTGCTGAACAATCACCATAAACTGTTCACTTCTAACAGAATAAACTGTATAAATGGACTAGGTCAGTGTAAATTCAGCATCTATATGATGTGTAGCAACCTGACCTTTTCCTCTCACAACTACATTACCAAAGTTGTAATCAATTTAATAAGATTTTATTAATAAATCCTGTTATGCTTTGTGTTCACGATTACCATTTCTTTGGTAATGTAGTTCATCTAACTCGTGTGGCAATTGTCGCAATAGCTACTGGGGGGTAATCTATGTAAAGGGTGACAACCTTTCACGAGTACTAATATATTTAATTAATTAATCATGAAGAAAACTGAATTACTACACCACATTTGTGAGTTTTATTTAAGAAATAACTCACTTGCAGAAAAAACAAACGATGGAAATACAATTGTAAATAAAACAACAGCACAAGTATTTGAACTTAAAAATAAATTATTCACCAAATTAAATAAATAGACATGGAAAAACTTAAATTATGGATAAACGATTTGTTCTACACTTGCGTAGACATATTAATAATGATATCTGATGTATTTGGTATAACATATCAAGAAGCAAATGTTATAATATTTTGTTTTATTATGCCATTAATAATAATAGCATTATTTACAGATAATATTTTATTACAAATAAGAATCAAGAAATTAAAAAATAAATAGTTATGGGATTAGAACAAGATTATATTGATTGGTATGAAAATGAATGCCAAAGACATCAAGAAAAAACAGCAAGAAATAGAAATATACAAGAAGCATTAGAACGATTGGATAAAAGTAGAAAAGACTTCTTTAATCTTTTAAATAAATAGTTATGGGAATGGATATATCGGGTATAAACCCAAAGACTACAGGCACTGAACCTGTATTCCCAAGTAATTGGGACGAATTATCAGAAAAAGCACAATCATTTTATTGGGAGTTAAAAAGTGATTATGAAAGAGATAATCCTGGAATATATTTCAGAGCAAATATATGGTCGTGGAGACCAATACACCTTGCAATCGTACAAGCTAACGAATCATTGAACTTAGGAATAGATGATGATACAATAGAGGGTATGAGTCATAATAGTGGTGCAGGATTAAAAACACAAGCAGAATGTAATGATTTAGCTTATGCTTTAGAATTATTAGCTGATGGCATGGAAGAAGATGGAGTAACACAGTTTGGATTTGCATTTGGATATTGGAATTATAGAGATGGATCTATTATTGTAAGTGAAAAAGATACAGAAGTATTAAATAATAAATATCCTTATGGTAAAATGTTAACTGATATGCCAGTTAAATTAGCAACAGGAGATAAAAGTAAAGATGTATGGCCAGCACATGTAACACAAGTAGAACATCTAAGAGAGTTTATAGAGTTCTTAAGACATTGCGGAGGCTTTGAAATATGGTAATAAATAAATAAACAAACACTAACTTAAAAAACCTAGACATGTATAAAATTATATTTGAGTGTGATCTATTTGGTAGTCACACTGCACCAATTACAGAATTATGTGAGGTTGACAGTATTTTAATATCTGATCAACTAATAGCATTAAAATTTATACAAGAGTGTACTTCTTGTATTACAAGGGAGAACGAAATCTGCCCTTGGATAGCACAAAACCAAGATATATTTACAGAAAATAGGCCAATAGCAGAGCCATTTAGTAAAATCAAGGATAAAAATGTGCATTTAATTCCAAATAAGAGTGATTTTAAAACATTAATTTAAATTTATAAACAAGAATATTATGAAAAATAATCTTAATAGTGGCACAATAGAGGCCCTACAACCAGGACAGACATTACTAGTGTCTGCAAGAAAAGTATCTAACGGAGAAAAAGTTCAATTAGAATTTGCAGAACAAATAGCATCTAAAGACAGACCAATCAATGCATTAACTATATTAAATGCAAGTGATAGTAGATTTAGCAGTGGTGCTAGACGTTCTTGGATAACTGCAGAACCGTCTGATGCTACTGAACAATTAGGAATTGACTTTTCTGCTGCCAATACAGCTTGGTATCAATCAGAGAAAGGCGAAGTGATGGATCTAAATATATTAAATCCATCTATTGAACTAAATGGTAACAATATGTACTTTAGAGTTCAAGTTGTCGAATCTACTGAGCCAACAGAATGGGAAGCTGATAATGTAGAGAAAGCTGCTAAAAGAGCAGGCAAGAATGGTGATTTTATAACACATAATGGTGATTATATATTCTCTAGAACTCAAGTTATTTTGCTACAAAAAGGCGGAGAAGTTAAACACACTATGCTAGAATCTGATACTACTCGTACACAAGTGACTGCTAATCAAGGAGTTAAGGTCGCTGAATTAGAGACAGAATTAGATGATATGGGCTTATAAATAAATTCTTTATAATGCTTGTGTATTATAATAATTTTGTTTATATTTGTCTTGGATTGTTAACACAGCCTAACTAATTATTTTAGAAACCAAGATAAATGTGTGTGATAAGGGGGAACCAAAAGTTCCTCCTTATTTTTTCTACTAATGTTTAAACTGAGAGTAATGGGACATATGAAAAATATTAGTCAGATGATTCAAGATGGATCGTTTGACAACGAATTTGTACCAGCATATGAAAGAGCATTAAACCAAGGTAAACAAACATATATACACAGAGGTTCAAAGTATAGTATAGAATATGCTAATAATGTTATTGAGTTAGTATCAAGTTTTAGAAATAATAAAACAGATAATGATGCTATAGAATTAATAAAAAAATTTGAGTAATGATATATTATCACGGAAATTTGGGGTTGTCTGCAGAAATGACTTGTTGCATGAATGTAACAATGGATTTTGTAGTAAGCTATTGCTCTAAAGCAAAAGTATTAGGTGTAGACACAGAAACAGAGGGAATGGATTTCAC